GAACGTGCGTGGTGTGCGGTGAACCGATCCGCACCGCACGCAACGGGCAGCCGATCTGCGGGTGCCTGGTGCATGGCTCGTCGGGTGCTGCGCCGCGCCCACCAATGCCGGACCTCGACGTGGCGCGCTTGCGGGCTGAGCATCGCCCGGAGGACGTCGCTGAGGTGGTGCGTCGTAGCCTGGACGCCCCGAACTTGTGCGTCGATGCCGGGTCGCATGGTGGCCCGTTCGTGACTGTGTCGAGGCATCAGTCGGTTGCGCCGCATGTGCAGTGCGCTGCGTGCGGGCACGTTGATCGCTCGGGCAGGTGGGCTGCCGAGCTGCCGTAAAACTTTTTCGCCCGAACACTTGCAATGTGCGATAGCACGCAATAGATTGAGGGCATGAGGAAGTACACCATCCGCTACCGACACACCGGCTTCACGGTCCCAGACTGCGACGACATCTACTACATCGGACGCGAGGCGCACCGCAACCGAGTCCCGTTCATCCAAGACGATGAGCGCACCATCGAGGTGCCGGACACGGCTCGCCTGCTCGCCAACGGAGATCCGAACGCTGCGCTCGAACGCGCGATCAGGAAAGCGTGCTGGCACACCGGCGCAGACCCGGCCGAGATCGACCCCGACACGGTATGGAACCCGGAAGATTACCAGTGGTGGACTGCTCGGGAGATCCTGGCCATCGAAGATGCGTGACGCGAGCCGCTGGGCTGGTGACCCACGGCTGAACGCCTCACGCCAGCGCACGACTGGCCCTCCCTGCGGGGAGGGCCTTTCTGCGTTGCAGGGCTCTGGTTGCTACCGTGCGGGTCATGCTCGACGACCACCACGACCCGCACGTCACCGAAGTGCATGTCCTCGGTTTCACCATCACCCGCCGGGACGCACCGTGGGAGCGAGCCACCGAACCAGGCGTCGAGATATGGGGCATCAACAATCTGGAGATAACGTCGGCTGACACACCGGTCGATCGCTGCCACCGCTGGTTCGATCTCCACCCAGCCGAAACGCTGATGCAGGACCAGCTGCACGTCGACTGGCTGACAGGCCAGCAGCGCCCGCTGTACGTGTTCGAGAGCGCCGTGCAGCCGCTGGCTGACGCTGGGGTGCCAAACCTGCGAGCGTTCCCCACAGAGGCGCTCACAGGCCTGTACGCCACGAGGTACTTCACGAACAGCATCTCGTGGCTGCTGGCGTTCGCCGGGGCAGTGATGCAGCCCGCCCTTCAGGCCCGGAAGAACTGGGAACGGGTCGTGAACCTCGCCGCTCTCATCGGCGAAGAACCAGGGCGCTTGTTCGATCAGCTCGGCCTCGACCCGATCGAGCCGCCAACCCCGAAGATCGGCGTGTGGGGTGTCGACATGGCCACCGACACCGAATACGGGGCGCAGCGGCCGTCGTGCGAGTACTTCATCGGTCTGCTGGCCGGTGCCGGGTTCGGCATCCAAGTCGCCACCGGCTCCGACCTGCTCAAGACCGCCGGGCTGTACGGCACTGACGACAACGGTGCGCTGCGAGCGAAGATGCTGTCACGCCGCGCCGAACTAAACGCCCAAGTCGCCGCAGCCCAGGGCGAACGGTCGCAGGTCGCGAACCGGATGGGCCAGCTCGACGGGCAGATCGCCCACATCCAAGGAGCGATCAACGACTGCACATACTGGCTGGACCGGTGGACGATGCCGGACATCAACCGCGAGCAGGCCTCGAACCCTGGGCAGGTGTGACTGCCGACGTTGACGTCGTCGGCCTGTCCCTTGAACTTCAGGCCCTGTACCGGCGGGTGCCGTGGAGCGACGCAGCGTGCGTTCGCTCATGGCTCCCGACCGCTGCGTGGATGGCTGAAGGCTGGGGGCACACACCTTCCCTGCCGCTGCACAGCAACGAGTTCGCGCTGGTGCAGCAAGGCATCGACCTCGGGCTACCCGTCCGCGCCGTCACACTCCTCGAACTTGCTGCAATGATCCATTGGGTCGAGATCGACAACACACCGGACCTGGTCGGCCGCAGGTCACCGATGATGACCCTCGCTAAGACGGTCTGCCGGGTGTGCCCGATCCGTGCCCGCTGCCTGGAGTGGGCGTTGGTGGCGTGGGAGCCGGGCATATGGGGTGGCACCACCGAGCGGCAACGTCGAGCGATCCGGTCGGCTCGACGGCAACGACACCATCGCCGCTGACGGCTACCGTGACTGGCATGAGCGACGACCGGCATCCGTGCGGTGCGCCGACTGCGCGTGGTGGCACCTGCCGCAGGATGGTGCCCGCCGAGCATGAGCGGTGCCCGTCACATCGGGAGCTGCCGTCACCGGTCGAAGCGGACCGGGAGGCGCGCAGGTGGGAGGCACTGAACATGCGCCGGGCAGGGTTCAGTTTCCGTGACATCGGCGAACGGCTCGACATCACCAGGCAGGCTGCGGCGCAGATGGTCAACCGATGCCTGTCGGAGCTGGCACCAGACCCTCAGCAAGTCGTCGAGCTGCGCGAGATGCAACGGTCCAGGTTGGAGCGTCTGCTGTTGGCGGTGTGGCCGCAGGCGATTGCGAACCCGCCAGACCTCGACGCCCACGACCGGGCGCACAAACTGATCCAGACGATGATCCGGCTCGACGGCCTTTCGACGTACCGGTTCGAGCAGTCCGGTCCCGGTGGTGGACCGATCCCGGTGCAGATGGTCCCGGCTGAAGATCACGCCGAGCTGCTGCGAATGATCGAAGCAGAGCTGGTGCGCCGCGAAGCGATCGAGGTGGGTGAGGTGCGGCAGCTCGGTGGATGAGAACCTGCGGGCTGCGCTGGCTGAGATGATCGGCACCGTTGACCGTGACCGGCTGGCGCAAACCATCAGGCACCTGTCCGGTGATCGGGTGTGGGTGCCGCGTCCGAGCCAGGTCGCACCGCACCGCCACCCTGACCCGGTCGCCGACTGGTTCGTGTGGTTCTTCCGGGCGGGGCGTGGTTCAGGCAAGACCCGAGCCGCAGCCGAGTGGGTCGTCGACGAGATCAAGCAGCGTGGCCCGATCAGGGTCGCTCTGGTCGCGCCGACGTTCGGTGACGGCCGCGACACGATGGTCGAGGGCGAGTCGGGTTTGCTGGCGTGCTTGCCGCCGTGGCTGATCCCTGACGGGGCGCAGCAGCACTGGAACCGTTCTATGGGCGAACTGCACCTGGCTGACGGGTCGTTCGTGAAGGTGCATTCATCGGAGCGGGGCAGTCGCCTTCGTGGCCCGCAGTGGCACTGCGCATGGGTCGATGAGCCAGCCGAGTTTCGTGACGCCGACCTCGGCATCACCACCGACACCACATGGTTCAACCTGGTCGCGGGTGTGCGTCTGGGGGACCGCACCCGCATCGCTGTGACGGGCACACCTAAACCTGTCGGACTGATCAAGCAGATCGTCGAAAGGTGCGAACGGAACCGCACCTGGGTCGAGACACGCGACTCGACATACAGCAACCTGGAGAACCTCGCGCCAGCGTTCCGCGACGAGGTCGTCGCCTTGTACGAGGGCACCAGCCTCGGACGGCAGGAGCTGGAAGGCGAGATCGTCGAGGGCAGCGGAGACGTGTTCGACCCGACGTGGCTGCGGGTGCTGGCTGACGTGCCGGGCGGTGCGAGGTGGCGTGCTCGCTGCTGGGACTTGGCTGGGTCGATCCCGTCCGACTCGAACCGTGACCCTGACTGGACATCAGGCACGCTGCTGTCCCTCGACGTCAACACACGCGAAGTCGCGGTCGAGCACGTCGCCCGTTTCCGTGAACGACCTGGCCGCAGAGACGATCTTATTCGGGCGGTCGCTGAACGGGATCGGCTGCGGTTCGGTCCGAACGTGCGAGTCATCATCGAGCAGGAGCCAGGGTCGGGCGGCAAGGCGCAGGTCGAGAAACTGGCACGCGACCTCGACGGTGTGCTGTCGGTGGTGGGGCACAGGTCGACGGGCAGCAAACTGGATCGGGCGCAGGTGCCTGCCGCTGGGATGGAGCAGGGCAGGTGGTCGGTGGTGCAGCCGCAGTTGCTGGCCGACGAACCAGAGTGGGACATCGGTGCGTGGACTGCGGAGCTGCGCGAGTTCCGTGCCGATGACCGGCACGCCCACGATGACCAGATCGACAACCTGTCGCTGTTCTGTCAGGTCATGCCTGCACGGCAGCGTGTTGCCTACGCCGGGCCGGTCACGGAGGGCAAGGCACCGAACCGGATCTGATCGGCTGACCTGTAAGAAATATCGCCGCTAGGGTTGCCATGTGCGATAGCACACGCCATAATGGACACATGGACGCAACACCAACCACCAACCGACCTGAGGAGGTCACCATGTTCCAGCACACCTACGAGATCCAGCCGGGCGTCGAAACCGAGTTCGGGGTCGTCGAGCGGACGTCGTATACAGCGGCGCTGATCGACGGGGCCTGGGTGCCGTTCGCTCGGCTCGTTGAGCAGCGGCGGGCAGTCTCGGTTGTCCTGCCTCAGGAGGTCGTCGACCTGGTGAGCCCGGAAATGACGGCGGCCATGCGTGCCGAGTCTGACGCCAACGTCCGAGCGATGATGGCTAGCTAGGCCTCGGGGCTCTGACAACGACCCTCAGCCTTCGGGCTGGGGGTCGCTGCCGTTTTGCGGCGGCATCACCGTGACAACCTGTGCGCCTATCGTTGACCGCATGGCACGAACTCTGCCGTGGGGCACCGTCATCGCAGCACCTATCGGCCTCGGGATCTCGTCGACCGGGTGGGGCAACAGCGGTCCGCAGTCATGGCGCGCGGTTCACAAGTTCGGGGCGAACCCGACGCTCACCACCGGTGCGGTCGAAACGGTGTGGCCGGGCACCGGGTCGATACCTAGACCGGCGGCACCGGTCACGCTGCAAGCGGTGTCAGGGTCGACCGGCGACAGCGCCGGGTCGTCCGGTGCGCTGACCGTGACCGTTCAGGGCCTCGACAAGAACTGGCGTGAGATCGAGGAGACGGTGACGCTGACCGGGCAGGCTGCCACCACGTTCACGTCGACGGGGTGGCGGCGAGTCAATCGTGCGTTCGTGGCGACGGTCGGCACCTACGGCACCAACATCGGTGCGGTGTCGATCTCAACGGGTGGCGGGTCGACGTACGCGCTGATCCCTGCCGGTGACGGGCAGACCCTCCAGTCGGCGTACACGGTCCCTGAAGGGTACGCAGCGCACGTCACTCAGTACACGATCAGTGCGGACGGTCCGACGAAGCAGAACACAGCGGGTGGCCTTCAGGCTGACGTGGTGCAGACACCACCGGGCGGCGCTCGCCGTGTCGTCGAACGGCACTATGTGCCGTCCAAGTCGGGTGCGATGACTCGGCAGCTGCAAGTTCCGCTGCGGTTCGCTGCGCGCACCGACCTGGAGATCGCTGCCCGCACCGAATCGACCGGCGTGTCGGCTGCCGCATCCTTCGACCTCATTTTGGAGCCAACATCGTGAGCAATATCACCGTGACTTCGTCGTACGTCGGGGCACCGCTGCTGTCGTTGTCGAGCGGTTCAACCGCGCAGCACGGCGCGACCGGCGCAGGCAACACGTTCGACTTGCAAGGCGGGTACAGCAACTTCACCGCGCAGGTCGTTCCGCTCGCCGGAACACAGACAGCGTCGGCGCGCATCGAGGGCAGCCTCGACGGGCAGACCTGGGTGGCGCTCTCTGCGGCCAGCACCGTCCCAGCTGCCGGGCGCACGTTCAACTCGACCGCCGGGTTCACGGTCGGGCATGTCCGGCTGAACGTGACAGCGATCGGGTCAACGGGCACGGTGCTGCGTGGCCTGGTGGCCTGCCGCCCATGACCGTTTACACGACCGCAGCAAAGTCCGTTGGTGACCGTGTGCGGCTAGCGTTCACGCTCCGCACCACAGCAGGCGTGCTGACGGACTCGGACTGCACCGTCATCGTGCAGCCACCGGTCGGTGCGGTCACAGTCGAGAAGTCCACCACGCTGTCGTCGTTTCCGCTGGAACGCGTCAGCCAAGGGCAGTACCGGTACGACTTCACGACCACCGGCCCAGGCGACTACCAGTTCCATTTCCGATCGACCGGCATCATCGTGTCGTCGACCGACGGCCGGTTCGCGGTCAGGCCGAGGTTCGCGTCGACGTGACCCTCGACGACCTGATCGAACCGTTGTCGGCTACGCAACGAACGCGGCTGCGGTCGGCGCTGGCCGATCCGAAGATCAGCAGCCAAGCGATCGCACTGGTCCTGTCCAGCTGGCTGACGGTCGAGGTATCCGAGCGGGCGGTGCAGCGTGGCAGAATGGCATCGCTGGGGAGGCGTCATGGCGACTGACAGACCGTACACGGGCTGGGACGGCAACTCGAACAGTCGACGCGCAGGCGTCGAAGAGCTGATCCGGTTGATCCGGTCGCAGTTCGGCCTTTGGAACAACGGGTCGTGGGTGGTGCGGCCGATGCGAGGCAAGTCGTCACCGTCGGTGCATGGCACCGGCCGGGCAGTGGACCTGTCGTGGCGTGGCGGGTCGTATCCCGGCACGGGCCGGTACGCCGACGCGCAGTCGATGTGCGGGTGGCTGTCAACACCGGAGGTCGCTGACCGGCTGGGCGTCGAGCTGATTCTCGACTACTGGCCGCAGCCGCACGGTCGTGGGTGGCGGTGCGATCGGCAGACCAACGGGCGCGGCGGCTGGAACCAGTACACGTCGAAAGTGATGTCAGGCTCACCGGGCGGCGACTGGGTGCATGTCGAGGTCAGCAACATGCTTGCTGATGATGCGGTCGGGATGCGGGCTGCGTTCGAGAGCCTGCTAGGCGGCTCTGTGACGCCCGCACCGGACCCTGCGCCCCATCCGTCACCGACGGACGCTGTGTGGCTTCAGCGTGGCGACAGAGGCGGGCAGGTGGCCGAAGCGCAGCGCCTGCTGGGCGTGACCGCTGACGGTGTGTTCGGACCGAACACCGAAGCAGCTGTTCGCCGGTTCCAAGCGGAGCAGGATCTGATGGTCGACGGGATCATCGGCCCGCAGACCTGGGAGCGTTTGCACAACCAGCAGCCGGGTCTGCCGTACCCTGGGACGCCGCTGCGGGTCGGGTCGCGAGGTGCTGACGTGGTGGAGGTGCAGCGCGTGGTCGGTGTCGGCGCTGATGGGATTTTCGGTGCGGTGACTGAGCGGGCGGTGCGGGCGTGGCAGCGGGCGCATCGCCTGGTTGCTGATGGTGTGGTCGGTCCGCGCACCTGGGAAGAAATGTTTCCCCAATAGTTGCCATGTGCTGTAGCACACGCTAGATTGTGTGCATGGCAACGAACACCAACACCGCAAACACCGTCACCTCGACTCGGGAAGCCAAGGTTCACGACGCCGAAATCATGGAGCGCCTTGCAGGCGGCTGCCGTGACCTCATCGGCTGGATCGAGGAGATGAAGGCCCACGCCGAAGAGGGGCGGGTTGACGCCTTCCGGGCCACCGCACGGGTGGTCGATGAGTACCTTCGTGACGTTGCCGATCTCGCTGAGATCGCCTGAGCAAGAAACAACCAGAGAGGAAAGAGCGATGACGGCCGCACGCATGATCGCTGGAGCGATCCTCGCTCTAGTCGCGGCAGCGTTCACGCTGTCCGCTGTCCTCGCCGAGCCTGACTACCAGTGCGAGGCGGGCACGGTCATCGTCCGGCAGGGCGATACCGCCTGGGGCATCATGTCCCGCCGCTGCACCGGCCACATCGGCCAAGCGGTCCACGACCACAACCTCGGCGGGCACCTGCTGCCCGGCCAAGCAATCACAATCAACCAAGGAAACTGACATGGACACCTTTGAGGCGCAAGTCGCCGAACTGGAAGCAGCGGTCGAAGCGATCCTGTACCTGCGGGCAACTCGACCGTCAGGATTCGACTGGGAAGCGCACCGAGACGCGTTCGCTGAACTGATCGACCTCGACGACGAAACCGGGCGCAGCGCTACTGACGCCGCACGGGCAGCGCTTGCCGACTTCGGCTGGCCGGTCTGACAGGTCGCTGGCATTCACCGGCGGTCGCTGGTTAGCGTGACCGGTGGACGCCAGCGGCCGTCCCTGTCGAGCACCGCTCCAGGCTGACGCCGCAAGACCCCGAAGGAGACTCCCATGTCCCGCAAACTTCTATTCGCTGTCGCCACTGTCGTCGCTGCGGTGACGATGTGGTCCGGTCGCGCTGCGGCGCACAACTGCGTCGGCGACTGGCGCATCGAGCAGTGGCAGCTCGCCATCGACCAGCCCGGTGCGATGTGGGAACCCGCACGCCCTGGGCTGGTTGACGAGCCGCCGTGCTCCACGGTCCACCACCAACCCGCACCTGCGCCCGCACCTGCACCGGCACCTGAGGTGCCTGCGGGTCCGCAGCCGTGGTCGACAGGTCCGATCGCTGACCTGATTGCCGTTCACTTCGCCGGTCACCCGTACGTCACGGTCGAGCAGGCGCAGCGGATCGCGTGGTGCGAATCTCGCCACAACCCTGACGCACGCAGTGGCACATCGTCAGCGTCTGGTCTTTGGCAGTTCCTGAAAGGAACGTGGAGGTGGGAGGCGTCACAGTTCGGGTTCCCCACCGACCTTGACTACCGTTTCGACGCGGAGACTTCGACGGCTCTCGCTGCGTTGGTCATGGCCCGTGATGGTGGCGCGCGTCAGTGGCTGTGCAAGGGCAGGTGATCGTTCGCACTGTTGGCTACGATCGGGGCATGACCCTGGCGAACCGACTCAAGATGTACGCCGAGCGTGAGCAGACCTCCACCGCACCCGCCGAGGAGCAGCCGAAGCAGGCACCGAAGAAGCAGGCAGCGGCCAGCCGGAAACGCAAGGACAACGACTGATGGCTGTCGTCGGTGGCACCTGGACTTTCTCTGGTGACCCGGCGTCATCGGACAAGGACGCCGTCAGATTCCTCATCCGTGATGTCGACTCGCGCGACCAGATGTTCTCCGACCAGGAGATCGACTACGCACTCGGGCTGAAAGGCTCGCAGCTCGGCGCGGCAGCGATGCTGTGCGACATGGCCGCGACGTCGGGGGATCTGACCGACAAGCAGGTCGGTGACCTCAAGATCAGCGGCAGCCAGCGAGCGTCCCAGTACCGGGCGCTCGCCGACCAGTTGCGACGACAGGTCAGCTACGGCGTCGGGATCTACGCCGGAGGCATTTCGTACTCCGACAAGGAGAAGTACGAGTCGGACCCGGACGTCAACCAGCCTGCGTTCTATCGCGGCGAGTTCGACTACCCGCTCACGAATCAGGACGGCGACGGGCAGCCTTCGTCGACCCAGTCCGGTGTCGGCTACAACAGCTACCTGCGGAATGCGTGATGTCGTTCGAGCGCGCCTACCTCGACCTGATGCCGGACACGGTGGTCATCACCCGCCGTGTGGCGTCAGGCACGCCGACGTTCGACGGTGTGCCTACCTGGGATTCGGTCGGGTCGACCTATCAGGCGAGGGTGACACCACGCCGCCGCTCACAGGTCGACTTCGTCGATGGCACCGTGATCCAGTTGACGCACGTCTGCTGGGTCGCGTCGACCAGCACAATCTCGCCGCAGGACCGCATCACGTTGCCTGACGGGTCCACGCCTCGCATCGTCGGCGTGACAGCACCCGCCGATCAGGACGGCACCCACCACCACAAACTGGAGCTGGGATGACGGTCAGGGTGACGCTGGACGACAGCGACGTGCTGGCCTACCTCGACCGGCTGGGCGAGCCGCAGCTCGGCAACGCTGTCGGCGAGGCGCTGTTCGCTGAGGCGTGGGAGATCATGGGCAAGTCGCACCGGGAGGTGCCGGTGCGTGACGGCATCCTGAAGAACAGCGGCACGGTGCTGCCACCGGAGCGGCGCAGCGGCAGCGTCGTGGTCGAGATGGGGTACGGCGGTGCGGCGTCCGCGTACGCGGTGGTGCAGCACGAGCGCACCGACTTCGCGCACAAAGTCGGCAAAGCCAAGTACCTCGAAGATCCGCTGATGCAAGCGGCTCCGAACCTGACCCGCAACCTGACTGAGCGGCTGCGTGACTGGATCAAGGACCAGGCAAGGTGAGCAGCACCGGACTGTACGAGGACCTGGGCCTGTACCTCGCGGCCGGTGACGCCCGCCTTACCATCGGGCAGACCCTGTTCGGCTACCAGCTCCCCGACTCGACGTCGAGTCCTGACGTGTCATCGACTGGGCCGACGGTGGCGATCATCCCTGAGAGCGGGCTGGGTGCAGTAGACCGGTACCGGCCCGCCGCCGGTGGGCAGCCAGCGATGGAACGGCCAGGGTTCACGATCGTCGTCCGTTCGACTGATGGGGCTGGCGGTGTGCCGTCGGCGCAGCCCACGATGGCGGTCGCTGCTGCGGTGCATTCGCTGTTGCAGGCGTTCCCGCCGAACTCAACGGTCGCTGGTGGCACGCACGGCCGGATCGGCTGCGTCGAGATGCTCGCACCGCCGTACCTCGCCGATCGTGACGAGCGCGGCCGGTACATGATGGTCGCTCGCGGCATCGTGTGGGACGCCACACCTTGAGCGCGTTCGATGGTGCCGGGCCGGTTGCTGCGGTCCCTCGACATCAGGGCACGCTGCGGTGTCCTGGTCCGGTGGGCGACAACGGTGAGCGGTTGGGGTGCGGCCGGTTGTTGGCCGAGCTGATTACGGCACCGTTCAGGTTGTCGTGTCCTCGCTGCAAGTCCACGATCAGCGGCTGACAATCGACTAGCGCAGTGGCCTTCCCTGCGGGGAGGGTCTTTCTGCGTTTTGGAGGTTGCTTCGCTGTCACGCCTCCGGTGCGTAGCCTGAGGGCACACAGTGACCGCCGTGTCCAGACCGAGCCATCGTGACCTTTGTGTCCGGTTCGCCCGCAAGGGGTCTAGGACGCTGCCTGACCGCCGGAGCGAACCGATGAAGGTGATTCTGCACAACAGCGGCAACCACGGCTCAGATCGCTTCCTAGCGTCCGCAGACGAGCAGGATGTGCCCGCTGCGTTCGGTCGAGCGATGGTGGGCCGCGGGATGGCGACCGAAGTGAAGAAGCAACGGCAGCCCGCAGCGGCTGCCGATGACGAGCAAGGCGAGGGCTGATGGCACCGACGTTCACTCACGGCAAGGGCGCGACCGTGATCGGCAACCAGTACGCGCTGTCCTCAGCAATGAACGACGTGTCGCTG